ATTATCTATAAGTGCGACTGGGCCGACTTCTGGGCCTTCTTTTACCAGTGTTGGCATATCTTGCCACTGAACCAGACACTGAAGCTGAAGTGTCCTAACCAGATTTTCGCCGGTCGTGGGGATACACCGCCGGTGCCGACGGAGGCACAGAACCTGATATTTACGCGGGTACTGAGCCGGCAGAGCGCCTTGTATAATGCCTGGAAGGAAATGTGTGCCGTCCACGATGCACACAATATTCCTGTACGGTGTGTGCCAATGGTGGCAGGTGCTTTTACGAGTCTCAAAACACGTGCTTTAGCGTTACAGCAGGGGGTTCCTCTCTAATCCAACACCCCAATATCCATCTAAACAATTCTATGGGAAAAACTATAAGGGATTGATTAGATGGCCTGTCTTACCGATGCGAATCAAATTTTTCCAGGTCTCTGGGTCGGTTCTCTTGCGGCCGTGCGGCGCGGCGACTTACTCATCCAGGCCCGCATAAGCCATGTAATCACATGTCTTTCCTATAGTGAAATCGCGGAGCGGAATGTGGAGATCCCAGAGGAGATTCAATGGACAATTGTGCCAGTAGAGGACGAGGAGACAGATACGATTTTTCCTCATATTGAGACCGTAGTCAACACTATAGGAAATGTTCTTGGGGCGGGTGGACGAGTACTCGTCCATTGTATGGGAGGGATTAGTCGGTCGCCGGCGTTGGCGGCGGCGTATGTGATTTGGCGGTTGCGGCTACGGTGGGCGGCGGCGGTGGCATATGTGCGTGAACGGCGGGCGTGTGTGAATCCGAATGGACGGTTCTTGCGCGATTTGGAGATGTTTGACAGGGCTTTGTTTCGCGATGAGACAATACCGACGGTGCCAAATAAGAACCGATGAGTAGAGGCTATGTAAGAGAAGCGGCTATGTAAGAGAGAGAAAGGATATGTAAACAATCCCTGCAGTGTAGCACTATAGGGATTGTTTCTTTTTATAATGGCAAGCGAAAAGGTGAAGGTCTATTATCCAGGGACGGACACTGTCTGGAAGAAATATTATGTAAATGAGGCCGGCGTTAAACATGGGGAATACCGTATGTATTGGCCTGATGGGGAGACAAAAGTAAAGGGTTTCTATGTGCTTGGGAAGTTGGACGGAGATTATAAGGAATATTATCCTTCAGGGGCGCGATGGCTTCTTCGTACGTATAAGGCAGGTGTCCTGGATGGCCTGTATCGCCAGTGGTATCCTCAGGGGCAGTTGGAGATTGAGACACACTATAGGAATGGGGTGGATGTGGGTCCGTATTGTGAATGGGAGGCGGATGGGCGGCTCGTGACGGACATTCCTGCCGGTCATCCGTGCTTGGGCCACGACGACAAAGAGTAATTTATATAAAGGGGCGGTGCGTTTCTTTCTATAACAAACGACCTTTAGTTATTAGAATGGAGGACATAGAAGTGTTTCGTGATGCCGCGGATGCCGCGGATGATGCAAATGTGCGAAAGGGTGTGTGGAAGTGGGCGAATCTGTTTGGGGAGGTGGTGCCGATAGGGAATACCTATAGTTATCGGCGTGATGGGATGTTTGAGAAATTACAACGGTATAATGTTCTCAGTGCGCACGATTCTCCGTCCACGGCATTTCATACACATGGGCTGCTATTGTCGCGCTATGGGTATAACAAGTATGGACAAAAGCACGGGTTCTGGATCTCCTATAATTACGACGGCTCACAACATATGTATGGATCGTTCAAGAAGGGGCGGCGCGAGGGGGCATGGTGTGTATGGAAGACGACGATGGATTGTGGTCGGCGGGACAAGATAGATGTGACCCATGTTTCGCACTATAGGGATGGCCTATTGGATGGGGCGCATGCGGTCTACACGTTGGACGGGCAGCTTCAGCGGGCATGTATGTTTTATCGTGGCCAGCAGATGGTGGACGAGTGGAGGAGTGAATGGTTTCGGCGTACGGAGTTGGGGAGTATCCTATTTTACGATTATGGACCAAGTGAGGAAGAGTTTGAGCGGGTCGTGAAACACGGCGCGTATTGGAATTTTGAGTACGAGTTTTTTAGAAATGTAGGGCCCTTAATTGGGGTGAATCATATTTATGGGGAAGAATGATGCAGGAATTAAGAGAATAATCCCTATAGTGTAGCACTGTAGGGATTATTTTTGGGGGTGGGTTTGGGTTAGTGTCTTTCAGGTACAATGTTTTGCCCTGAGGCGAAACCCTAGTACCTTTCAGGTACTTCGCTTGGCCCGTAGGGCCAAGGTCCTAGTGCCGTTCAGGCACTTCGCCATCATGTTGGAGTTTATGGACGTGGAGGGGAGCCACGCGGCCCATACGGAGGGCACGGCCGACGACCTGTTTCTCTTCTTCAGGTGTGAGTGCATGATAGAGAATGACATCCGTGGCGGTTATGAGGTTCATGCCGACGCCGAGTTCACGTGAATTCAAGAACAGGACCTGTATTTTCCCTGCCTCAAATTCCTCAATTGCCTTTGCAATGACATTCATATTGCCCTTGAGAATCCGGTATGAAATCCGCGCATCGTCGCAGTCCGCGCCGAAGTTTTCAAAGGGGTTGTCGTGATGGCTAAATACAAGGAAGCGACCCGTGGGCTTTTCCTTGAGAATCTGGAGCAGTCGGTCTCTCTTTTTTGGGGGAGCGGAGCTGGGTGGTGGTGCGGCGGCAGCAGCAGGTGTTTGTACGTGGACGAGTTGGGCGGTGCCGACGCGGGCGCGACACATAGGACATGTGCCGTTCATACGGAGGCACTTGAGGATGCAGCCGGCGCAGAAAATCCGTTGACAACATGGGGTGTATATGACATCGGTGGGTGTGTCGTAGCATATGGGGCAGAGCTCAGGGCTTTCGTTTTTGAGGGCGCCGAGGCGGTCGCGGAAGGTTTGAAGCTGGGTTTCGGTGCGTTCTTTTGACCGATGTAGAGCACGAATGGCCTCCTCTTTGTGTTGCTGGGAGACGTATTCCAGGGATTCACGATAGGAGATGGTTGTTTGGATGTTGTGAATGTCTTTCATGTAGCGGGTTTCCACCGCTTCCAGGAGGTTGTTGGGGGTCGCTGTATTGAGGTGGAGGGAGGCCAGAGCAGTTTGTATGTCGTCGGCATCTATGAGTTGTTGTATGTTTCGGTCCACGAGGCCATTGAGGGCGGCATTAATGGCGGACCGGCGGCATGTATATACATGGGTATGTACGGGCGGCATGTTGAACGACTGGCGGTAGTACTCGGCCGATGTCTGGAGGATGTTGATGTAGGAATTCGGATGTTTGACATGGACACTGTTTTCCAGATAGCCGGCGGAACGATAGGAGCTATGTTGGGTATAATAATAGGGATAGTTATGTAAGTATTCGGCAATCCAATTGACAGTTTGGGGGTGGAGGTTCTGGAATTCGCGAGAAGTCATGTAGTTTTCTATGCCATCGCGATGTACGTGAACTCCGTCCAGGATGATGTTGGTCCACGATGCGGTGATGTACCATTTAAAGAGGACAGTAGGCATATCCAGGAATCGTGCGCGGGGGATTTTAATAGAGTCGGCCTCGTCTACGAAGAAGCGTTCCCACCATAGGGGTGTTTCTTCAATGGCATGTATGAAATCTGGATAGATTGTGCTACTGACGAGGGTGAGGTCGGCAGCACGCATGCGATCATGGAAAGCGGTACCAGATATATCCGCCTTCGTCTTTATAATGTAGGGCTGGAGGGTTGTCTGGGTTTTAATAAAGCCACGCCATTGGGGGATTAAACTATAGGGAACAAGGACAAGATTCTTGCAATTGTTGGGGTCGGCAGTGTCGTAGGTGCGGTGATAAATGGTGTAGCCGTCAGTGGAGCTGTTGCGAATGAAGCTGAGGTTCTTTATGTGCGGTTGGGTGTTTTCTTTCATGTGTGCTATGAAGGAGAGGGCGCTGAGGGTTTTGCCGGCGCCGACTGGGTCGCCTATGATGCCAACGGAGCCACGAGTAATGAATTTACGACCAGAGGCGTCATGTTGGGTGTAGCCGGTGTGCATCCGTTCTTCGTGTGCAGCGCATGATGCAACAAGGGTCTTTTGGTGATTACGGAGAGGGATTTGTATAGAGTTGGGTTGTGGGATTTGTGATGAGTCAGGACCAAGGGAAGCATTATAGGTGTGTTGAATGTAATCTATGAGTTGTGCACTTGTATTTGTGGATTCCCGTAATAAAAAGGGGGGCGTGGTATTCATAATCTTGTTAAACTAGATTATAAATTGCTTTAGGTTTACATGGATTAATGAGTCTTGTATTAGACAGAAAGTGTGAGCGGTTTCACATCGGTTGATTGTCCCAGAAGCTGTTCCAATGTGATTGCATTGGAAGTAGAGTCAAGGACCTTGAGTCCCTGGACCTCAGAGAGGACTTGTGTGCTTGTTGTAACTACGCCGCCAATGGGCTTACCGTCGTCTTTTTGGAAGATTTCACGAATGCGGCGGTCCTTAATGAAGTCCTTTATCTTCATTTGTACTTTCCGTATAATGTGATTATTTTCCTGTTGGCGAAACATGTTTTTATTGAAAGTGTTCTGGCTATGGCTCATGACGAGCATGGTCTTCATGGGATCCAGCTGAATCATGGGGTGCTTGTAGCCCTCCAGGAAGCTCTTTTCCTCGGCACACACCACGGTTTCATCATAGGAGTGAGTTCTGCCGTATGACTTACGCCATGCCATGGTACCATTTGTGGCGTGGTTGGGTCCGTAGGGACCCAGGCGAATAATCTGGCCGTTATCCTTATAGTACATGTAGATTTCACTGGAGCCGGCGAGTTCAACCTTGGGGAAAGAACGGAAGCGGTTGACCACGTGGCTGACGCGTTCAGGGGGATAATAGTCGTCGTCGTCCATGGCAATCACAATCTCACCCTTGGCCTCCTTGTTGAGTCGGTTGCGTTTTGCGCCAATATTCACTTTCACAGGATCGTAAATATAGCGGACATTGGGGAGCTTCGCCGCCGCAGTGAGCCGTAGGAATTCCTCGCCAGCGGGTTCCGTGCCGTCGTCATACATAATCCATTCCATGCGGTCCTTGGGGTAGTCCTGGTGTGCATAGCATGCAACGAGACCTTCCATAAACTGTTTGCGGTTGTAGGTCGGCGTTACAACCGAAACAAAGGGGCGCGCATGGTCCAGCTGTGAGTTTTTCTTTGACATCTGATGTTAAAATCAATCCTATAGTGTAGCACTATAGGAGTGTTTTAGGTATCGTGTTTAGTGGGGAGTTTAATGCTTTCTTTTGTTTATGTGGCGTCTGCGGCTCTTACGATTCTTCTTTAATTTGCGAGTCTTAGCTGCGCCACCGCGTGGTGGTGGTACTGGTGGTGGTGCAATGACAGGGGAAGGAGTGGATGCATTGCGACGAGCATTTACAGATTTCTCAGTGGTAGGGTCTTCATTCATATTTGGAAGAAATGGCGCACTTGGCTCAGGCTGGGGTGCAGGCTGAGGTGCAGGCTGAGGTGCAGACGATTTTCCTAAAGCAATAAGCTGTTCGCGAGTAATTGGTTTCTTTGTTATAATACTTTCATTAATTAATTTTTTCAACCGTTCATCAAAATCTGCCATTTCTATTTTAGTTTCTTCTTCTAGAATCTTAAGATTATCATATAATTTTTCTTTTAGCTTTTTAACAATTTCTTGTGAATTTCCATTTTCTATAAGTTCATTTATAAGTCGTATATATTCATTCATAATTTTTCCAACTTCCTTTGATTTTTTTATTGTACTCATATCCAAATTTATGAGTTCATTTGCTCGTTGTCTTTTTTTTTCTATAGAATTATTTATGCTGCCGTTTTCTTGTGGTCCGATTGGGACAGGAAATCCAGTTGTTAAATCTTTTAATCTTTGTTCAAGTTTTTTCTTTTCGCTTTCTAAAGTTGCACGTTCACCCTGTAGAGTTAAACTATACTGTGCATCTTGGCCAGTACCAATCAAAAATTCTTCTATTTCTTTTATACGTTTCTGTATTTGTTCTCTTTCAGATAATACTTTTGGTTTGTTGTTTGAGTTATTTTTCTTGGCATTTACGCGGTTATTTGTTTGTATAACTGAACCAGTATTTCGTTTTGACGCAGAATTATTTTTCTTGGCATTTACGCCTTGATTGGCAGGGACAATTGGGCCGTTGCCGACACTATCTAATTGACCAGGTTTTGACGGACACGTACCCATCGCTCTACACTATAGGGATTGTTTATTTTTGGGTATATTGTTTGACACATTCTTCCAGTTCGCCGGTCCAGCGGGCAATATTGGCGTCTTTGTAGTATGTGAAGGGGGCGCGAAGGAGGGCGGTGATGAGGGACTCTCCTGCTTCAATTTCGGGCGTCGTGGGAAAAATGGGCAATACACCGTACATGGGAAGGGGGCCACAGCGGGCGCGTTGTATGAGGAAGTAGATGAGAACAGGGAATACAAAAAGGGGGAATGCCCCATAGAGGAAAAAGAGGACACGATAGGGTATAGGGCGATGGATTGCGGAGTTGGCCGCGAGGCTACCGCCGAGAATGCAGAAGAGGACGAGAAGGAGAATGGGCCAGAAGGAAAGGGTAGATGTAAAGCTAGACCAGACGGTGGCAAGGCGAAATTCCGCATTTTGGATGGTGGCCTCATTCTTTGCCTGTTTCTTGGTTGCGTCGGCCCATTCTTGGGCGGGTCTGTTCTTTAAGCCGCTCAGCTCATTTTGTAGGATGGTACGATATGCGGCGTCATCCACGGTTTGGAGAATGCGGGTCTGTGCATCGCTCATTTTTTGCTCCAGCTGGATTCTTGTGAGGGTCTTGATGTTGCTCGTGTACCAGGATTCCAAGTCGCGTGCTTCCTTTGCAAGAGCAGCCCTAAGGTTTGGTGTAATGCGCGTGTCATTTTGTTCGGCAAGGAAGTAGAGGCCAGAGTAGAAGCTGCGGTAATTTGCTTTTGGTTGGTCGGTTGAAAGAATGTTATTGATATCGCTGTTATATTTATCACGTTCGGCCTGGAGTTCAAGAAGTGGGGCGGTGGAATTTGCTGCGAGCCAGTCAGTAATGGCGACATTTCTTGCAAGGATTTCCTGTGCGCCTTCGGGGGAAAGAGTCCCTTGCTCTTTGCCGTCAAGAGCTTTTTGTTGATATGTTTGTATAGAGCCATTGAAATCCGCGCGCAATTGCCGTATGCGGTCCTGTTCTTCTACACTATAGGAGTTGCCGATTAATCTATCTACGATGCCGCTCATCTATTGTTGCGGCGTTTTTTCTTTGTTTTCAGCTGGCGCAAGCTGGGGCGCCGCCCTCCTTCCTTTTGGATATGGGCGAGAGAGGCGGCACACAGGTCTTGAATGGCGCCGATTTTTGCACGGTAGCGTTCGGCAGCGCCTGGATGTGTATCGTCCAGGTAGTTGGAATGGAGAAGGGCAAACTGTTCCACCATGTAGGACGGCGAGTCCTGTATTGCTGCGCGGAATTTTTCTAGGGGGGAAGATGGGGAAGACATTATAGGAATTATGTCTTGAATGATTCCTATAGTGTGTGTTTTAGAAATGGAGGGGGAAAGATTGGATTTCAACATGGAATGTAAATTAGTACGCATACTTCAACCCGCCGAGGCCAGAGCTGATGTTGACGACGTTGTAGGATTCAACATATACATTGACATTGTATACATAGGTCGGATTCGCTGGCAACGGGTATGGGTCAATTTCCAGCTGGAAGAGCCGAATGACACTTGCATTGACCGAGCCAGAAGGCTGTTCGCTCGGCGGGTCAATCTGGAAGGGGAAAACGTGGATATAGCGGGCATCTCGCTGGAAGCCCCCCACACATGTATTGTATTGTGTGAGCTCGGTATAATAGCCGAAGCCCTTTGCCTCTTGATATTCCACACCATTCAAGAGGAGCCGCATGCCTCGTATAATTTGGTCCTGGGTGGCAGGTACAAGGAGGCCGCTGCTGAAGACGGTATTCACTATAGGGGATGCTCCTGGTGTGGGGGTGAAGGGTGCGGCGGGATAATTCCACCAGTTTGTGTAGTTGAAGGGCTGGTTGCGTTCATCAAACGAGTCGGATCGGCGAGGAAGAATAATGAGGCGTGTAATGGGATTGGAGACTTCCAGGTCAAAGAGTTGACGACCGGTAATATTATCAAGGCGGTAGCGGCGGATCTGGGTCATAAGGTATGTGAGGGGGAAATTGGCAAAGACCTTGCGCTCCTCGTCCGTGACGGATACATAGGTCGCCTCCAGTCGTGGATTGACGCTGAGGTTGTTGAGCGCCGGCACTGTGAAGCCATGATCCACATAGAAGTTGCGGATTTCCACAGCCTGGTCATTATCGGCCACGTAGTCTGGTTCATTAATGCCGAGCATGCTCTGGAGCTTCACGCCAGGGCGGACACGGAGGCCGGTGGGGTCCAGGACGGTATAGAGTTCCTGTAGACGGCGCAAGGTGATTTCCACATAGCATTCGTGGTATTGAAGGGCAACAAGGGGCAGTGCTTTGAAGCTGGCAGTGGAAAACCAGAATGGGAGGGGAACACGTAGGGTGCGGCCGAAGATACTGGGTCGGTTCGTCTGTGTCGCCTGGGTAGTGTCGCGCACAACGCTGGGGTAGCCGATACCCTGACTACCGCCGGCGTAGATTCCCTTTGCAGGGTCCGTCAGCTCCGCGGTGTCGCCGACAAGGGCACGCCATTTCTCGTAGGAGTCTGACTCCTGGTCCAGTTGGGCACGGGCGTAAATGTATTCGCCGTCAAACTCCTGTACACTGGTGCCGCCCATAAGGAAGCTCACCTTCTTAATCATATGCGCCCCCACCGCTTTGACCCATTGGAATTCGTATTGTGCTTGCCGTGGGCTTCCCGCCGAAATGTCAATGTATTTGCTGTAGATGTCAGGGAGGTCAACTAAGAGGCACATGTCTGAAATCAAATCTGTCACGCGCGGGATTTTTGCACGAACCGTAATTTCTTGGTCATAGAAGAGTTCTGAGGGACCATCTAAGGGTACGGATACTGATTCCGTGGCAAAATGGCTGTATTTTTTGAAAACCTTATAGAAAAAGGTAAAATCCGGATTACCGTTAAGGAGCACATTTTGTGAACCATAACTGGTTAATGAAATTAAACTACCACCGGGCATTCCTTCTTAGACCCATGAATATTATATTTAGACCCTTGAATATACTATACAGGTATATTATCGGCCCGTTGGGCTGATATACTAGTATAAAACATATTCAAGGGTTGCGCGCTAGTGCCCATTAAAAATGGGCACTGGTCTAGGCCTCTATACGCCTAGCACTATAGTGGATGTTTTGGGGTTTTGTATACGGTGTCTCAGCAAAGAGCCTTAGTGAGCGCCTTAGTGAGCGCCTTAGTGAGCGCCTTAGTGAGCGCCTGTCCACCAGTTATCCACTAAGTAGGGATTGACGCTATCCGCCGCACCGCCCTTCTGGGTTTCCGTGCTTGGACCCGCGGCAACGATCCCCTGGATTTCACTATAGGAAATGGCGTAGCTGAAATATGTGAGACTCGCCAGGTCGCCACTGAATGGACCACTTACCTCCTTTCCATCCTCGCCAGAGCCAATACGAATTCCCTGGCGTTGGCTGAAGAGAATGAGGTCCTGGTAATTCTGCATAAGGACACCTTCCACCGACATCTTCTTTATAATGTTTCCATTGACATAGATTTCAAGTGCGTTTTTACGGGCAAGGATGACAACATGTACCCATTTGTTAATGGGAATATCCTCTATATCCACGTAGTTATCTATCTTCTTGGTGCTGTTTGCGTAGACACGGAGAATGTTTTTGTTGCCGTGGATGAAGACACCAGGACTCATGAGTGGGGTCATCTTGGAGTAGCCCTTGTGGAAGACGTGTTTGAGTTGGTTCGCTTGATTATTGGCGAAGCCGTTCGAATTGAGAAGGAGGAAGAAACTGTAGGTGAACTCGGCGCCGGTACGTTCGTTGTAGCTCGGAGGAAGTGTGAGTGCCGAGGAGATTGCGGGGTTCTGTGCAATCACTACCTGGCCGTTCTGAGCATTTTGTCTATACGGGAAGACGTCCATACGGCTTCCCTCCGCTTGGGACCAGAGGAGGTAGACCGATTCCATCATCATCATGACAATATAGAGGATGAGGGCAAGAACCAGAACAAGAAGTGTCTGGCTCACGACGCCTTGGCCCATTAAATATTCTTGCACGCCGTCGGCACTGCCGCTATTCATGTTTGTAAAGGATGAATTCATCGCTATCTATTAACGGTAATTGAAAAAAGATTCTATGAGTAAATCACTCCTATAATGTAAATAAATTGAATATTTCTATAGTGTAGACCATAATGTTATGCACTATAGGGATTGTTTTAGTGGAGGAGGGGGGGTGTTTAGGCACCAGGGATGGTTATACTCTTGAGGTATTCTGGGTCAAAAAGTCCCTTGAACCATTGGCCGATACTGAATGGTTCCGCGGGGCCACTCATGTAGAGACGCCAGACCTCCTCAGGGTTGAGTGCGTAGTTGGCCATCTTCGTGTTGCCAATAAAGCCGCCGAAGCCGCCGTATGCTGCGGCGGTGAGGTAGAGGGCGTCCGCGGCCGCACCGCCGACACGGTACATTCCAGGGAGTACAACGGAGCGGGCGAGCTTGCCGTCCATGTAGACGTCAAGGACCTTATTATTGAGGGTGAAGGTAAGCATAATCCATTTCTGGAATTCAATATCTCTGACTGTGGCCTGGATGTTGGATGTAGGAATCGCGGACGAGGCGTCCATAATCATTGTACTGGTGTTGCCGGTGGTTGTTGGTTCCGTTGCGACGGCGACCTTCATTATGTTGGAATTGGAATCCAGGTAGGCGACCATAGTCTGTTCGCCGGCAAGGGTATTGTTTGTACCGGTACTGGAGGCCTTTCCAAGGCTGAAAATGTGCTTTTTTCCTGCGCTGTCGGTGCTGGTGCTACCGATACGTGGGTCCTGGAAATAAACCCAAATGTTGAGACTGAGTTCACCACCACTATAAATCTGTTTTGGGAAAGAATAGATGACTGGTGGGCTATCTCCATCTGCTGGTTTGAATATGCCATTTGCTTGATAAATCTCCAGACCGGAACTTGTGAAGAGATACTTATAAAGATAGTAGAGCCCAATAAAAACAAGCACTATAAGGAGTATACGAATCAGATTTTTCACGGCACCTGCGCCACCGACATTTGAAGAATTCATTCTACAAGAATTCTACAAATATTTTGGGATATTCTTCCTCATATATATATGAAGGGGGAGGGTAATATGGGATGCACTACCCCGCAAAGTGGGGAAGATTGGATAAAGTCCAATCCTGATTCGTGTCTCTGACGCGAACGACGGTCTTATAGGTCAGCAGGGGTTATTCTTTGTGGGTTTGAGGCGATTAGACACTTGTACGAAAATGATAACCGGAGGGCGGTTTTGTGGTTGCGGTGAGGCAGTCTCCGCCGGTACAAAAAAGGGACGTCCCAAAGAGCATTTCTGTAATATCTTTCTTTTCGTAGGGCTTTCCTTTGGAGTCGGCGGTGGCCTGGATGTGGGCGCGAATATCCTCAACGCGCATAACTGTGCTGTTGAGGTTCGGATATAAGTAGCGACCAATGTATGCGCTACCGCCGATTTTCAAAGGGTCTGGGTCGCGAGCGTAGAAGGAATCAAATAACTTTGTGCCTGCAATGGAGTCATTGTAATAGACGCTGAAGCGGCGACCTTCGCGATTCACGGTAAGATAGACCCATTTTTGGAGGGGGAAATTATCTAGGATAATACGCTTTGAATCGCCCGTATTATTTTCTTTAAGTTCTACCTCGGCGTAGGTGGTATATGCGTCATTGTTATTGTTAATATAGAGTTTGAATGGGCCAATGCGGATGAATGGAATACCGTCTGTGCCAGATGCACGGGGTGTGCGGTCATAGTTGTTGAGATAGACGTAGACGCCGAAGGAGCCGCCGCTGGTTCCATAATAGAAATCATTATAGACCTGTCTGGATGAGCCGACGCGGGTTTCTTTGTCAAGGGTGCCTTTTTCAGGCGTCAAATTGGATGCGGAGGTCGGGCGAAATGCGGCAAGGAGTCCCCAGAGGACAAGTACAATGCCGGCAAGTACGCCGACGACCATAATGAGGCTTGGAGACTGGGAGGGGGCCGATACATTGAATCCGCGGCGCATATACTTGCCGGCGTATTGCATGGAGTAGGCAAGTATAAGAAGGCCACCCACGACACCAACAATTGCGAGTGCAATATTTTTTAAGAAATCACCAGACATAGGGGTCTGTTCTCTATTCTGGTGATTTAGAAAGATACAATACGATGGACCTAACCACTACAAGTAGTTGTGTCAGGACTCGTATCATATTTGGGACTAAAAGAAGGGCTGACGCTCGCACCATAGGCACGCATTACGTCTGGGCCAACGACATTATTCCAGAAGCGGAGTCGTTTAATACGGACACCTGTACTCTCATTCAGTTTTGCAACGTCTTTGAATACAAGGGAATCCGAATCGTTCGGTTTTAAGACGGCCGGTGCGAAAGTCTGTGTCTTATACAAGGAGCCATTAATATAGGCCTCCATGAACTTATCCACTAAGACAAACCCTATAGTGAATTCCTTACGGACAGGTACATTGGTAAACACTATAGAGGATGGCGGGAATATATCATTCCCATTACTATCTTTATCCTTTGTGATTACCTCAAATGTGAGGTCATTCTTGGAAGCGTCCAGGAAGAAACGGACATTATTTGCGCCTGTGTTGTTTGTGTGTAAAAGGATATCCTTATTTGTAAATGCAGATGTAAATGTATTATCCACAATAATGTCAAAACATATACTGAAGTTGTAATATTTGTTTGGGCAATTGGAACTTACATCAGGATGTGCCGCTGCTTCATCTTCCCAATATACTGTTCCTGTGTCACCGGAAAGAACGGAACCAGGGCCAAAGATAGGTTTATATGTAAAATGCATAATTACAAGAATAATAATAGCAATAAATGCAATAATGAGAGTATAGAAGAGGATATTTGTGACGGTGCTTCCTTTGGATGTATTTTGTACTCCCAGATTGAATCCTGCTGAATTCATATTCCTGTTATGACTCGGTCATTTTCTTGGAGACGTACCAACCAATGGCGGCCACGGCGGCAATGGAGACGGTTGCAATGGCCGCGCCCTTTGCCATATCCTGGAAGCCGCCGGCGGTGAAGTCGTCAGGGACATATACGGGGCTACGGCCACGGGTGCCGAGGGTTGCGTAGAAACGAATGGCGTCGGCCTCGGTGTAATTGGAGGCTTTGCCGAGACTCTCATTCACGGCGTTGTGGACCTGGACGGTCCAACGAAAGAGGTCGGCGCGACTATCCAGGCTCGGAGTCAGGGGGTATTGCTTGAGGAATTCTGCGTAATGGGTCTTGCATATAGGGCACGGAATCATGTATTGGAGGCTTTCGTAGAACTCCTTGGCGGCGCGTTTTTCTGGAAGAGTGGGGGAGTTGGAGTAGCCAAGGGCGGCCAGGTGCATAGTGTGCCAGAAGAAGGGACCCCATACGGCGGGAGGAATACTCATCGGCTGACTCATAAAGTCTATCTATTGTTATGGGGAGAAGGTTTTCACTATAGGAGTTGGGCGCGCTGGGTCAGTCTATGTCTTTAAGACCCTACATGGGGTGAGAGAGGGTACATGGGTATGTTGGATATGTCTGATGTTGATGTTGCCGATGTATGTTTCAGAAAGTTTTGGGATGTATGTTTTCAGAACATGGATTCTAACATTGACATGGGTATGTTGACATGGGTATGTTGCCGATGTCAAATCCGATGTATGTATCTAATTCCCAATTCCTATAGTGTAGTCCCAGGGAAAGCACTATAGGGAATGTATTACGTAGTATTACATATGATACTACTGTGGAGTTTTTGGCACACCTTTTTCTAAAAAAGGTGGAAAAAGGTGGCTAAAGAATGGAGCCCATCACATACTAAGTATAAACCCTATAAAGCATGAGCTCATCACCGAGTAATCCCTTCGTCCAGCCCTATAAAATCCGATGCACGAACTGCAACCAGCAAGGGCATCACATACGTATGTGTGAGCAGCCAGTAAGTTCCTATGGTCTGATTGCCTTTCGTATTACCGACCCATCATGGAATCAGATCGCAGCACTTCATGGACGTGGGGAGGTGCTTCCGCTTGACAAGGTCCAATTTCTCATGATTCAACGGCGAAACTCCTATGGATTTGTGGAAATCATACGGGGAAAATATAAGACAAATGACCTTTCTTACCTACGGACGATTATTGCGGAAACAACAAAAGTGGAACAAGATGCCCTATTAAGTCAGTCCTTTGAAACGCTGTGGAAAAACATGTGGGGAATTGAAAACAAGAACTATAAGCACGATTTTGAGATGAGTCGTGATAAATTTCATCGGATAATGGCGGGTGTAGAGGACTCGGTGTCAAAACAGCGGATCACACTCGCCCAGTTGATTCAGGAAAATAAGTCGTCGTGGCCAACGCCTGAGTGGGGATTTCCGAAGGGGAAGCCGAATCTCCATGAGTCCACGCTGGAGACGGCTGAGCGTGAGTTCTGTGAAGAGACTGGCCTGGCACCAGGGGATTTTCATGTCTTTGAGAACATTTATCCGTTTCAAGAGAATTTCTATGGAACAAATCAGACTCAATACAAGCATGTCTATTATCTTGCGTACATGATGCCGTCCGTGGCGGTTCGTATGAATCATGAGGATGCGGTCATGGCACGTGAAATCGGCGACATTGCGTGGTTCAGTTATAGTGATGCGCTGGCGCATATACGGGACTATAACAATGAAAAGAAAGAGCTTCTGTTGCAGGTACATAAGGTATTACGTGATTATATCCCGCTACTGATTGGTCCGGCGGTGGCGTGTGTAGGAGAACTTGAAGAAGCAGAGCCTATTATTAGAGAGCAACATGTTGCCGAGTCAGTCTCCAAAAAATCGCACATTGTCGGCGGAAAGTCCTACGCCACCGCCGCGCGAGGGCCAGGAGGATACTCCGCTGGAGGACACTCCGCCTCAGGGCCAGGAGGATACTCCGCTGGAGGACACTCCGCCTCAGGGCCAGGAGGATACTCCGCTGGAGGACACTCCGCCTCAGGGCCAGGAGGATACTCCATCTCAGGATCCACCGCTGCTGGACAATTATACCAAGGAGACTCTCCTTGCCCGTTGGACGACGGCTTCTGAGGATGATTCCGTCTTGGAGGCTCTCCAGCGTGCCGATATGTTTCCTTCCATGGACCAGCGGTATGGTCTTCATCCTACGATTGACATGGAAATTGACGATGGAGAGGTTGAAATCAGTGATACATTTATAGAACGTCTCTTGAAAAAGGCCGAGTTTGCTCTTACAGAATCCACATTTGATCCACGAGCAAGTGCATGTGATATGCTGGATGAGGAGTATCCGAGTTTTGAGATCACGCCCGTACAGCGGTTTGTAGCATCATTTATGCATCCCCGAACCCCTTATAATGGAGTATTGCTGTATCACGGTGTGGGTGTGGGCAAAACATGTGCGGCGATTCAGGCGGCAGAGGCATTCCTAGACGTCTATCCCACAAGCAAAGTGTTGATTGTGGCACCGAAGAACATTCAGGCCGGTTTTCGTTCCACCGTTTTTGATATGAAGAAGGTAAAAATCG